CCTGGTGGGTTGGTCTGGCATTGATGACGGCGAAGGTGGTGCGGTGCCCTATTCGCAAAAAGCCAAAGAACAGGTGTTGAACGTCCCTGCGGTGTCGGCGTCAATCGTTGAAGCGTTCTTTGATTCGCTGAAAGGGGCCAAAAGAAAAAACTGATCGAAGCCGCTGAGCACTGGCTTGGTGGCGAGAAGGGTGATGAAGATCTAGAGAAAGCTGCCCAAGCTTTCAATATCGTTACTGATGAGGCATTAACGCGATCCTCTGATTTTGAAGTGTGGGAGGACAACTGGCAGTGCGTTGAGATGTTCCTCAGGCTGCAAACGCAATGGCGTGTGGGGATGAGTGGGTTAATTGGGTTGGATTATGGGGCAGCGGAATGGCTCTTTAGACTGTATGCAGTGACTGAGCCGGCATCACTGTTGGAGGATCTTCAGGTGATGGAAGCCGCTGTCCTTGCAGCAATAGCAAAACGGGGGGCATAGGGCATGGCAATGAACATGGATGCCATCCTCAATATCAAGGCCAACGTTGATGGCGTAAACAATATCGTTGCTTTGAACCGTGGCTTACAGGCGGTTGAGGGAACAGCTAAAGGGGTCACTGGTGCGATTCGTGGTTTATCTGGTGCATCAGCAGGCCTGACTGGTGCCTTAGGCGCATTAGCCCCATTGGCCAGTGTGGCGGGATTGGTGGGCCTGGCAAAGGGTGCGCTTGATGCTGGCGACAAACTCAATGACCTGTCTCAGTCCACGGGCGTCAGTGTTGAGGCGCTGAGTCGTTTCAAAAAGGCAGCGGCAGTCAGTGGAACAGATATTGACACTGTGGCCAAATCACTGGTCAAGCTATCGCGTGGCTTGGTTGAGACGGCAACAACTGGCAAGGGCAAGGCGGCAGAGGCGTTGAAATCCCTTGGCATTAGTGCGACTGATGCAAGCGGCAAGCTGAAAAATGCAGACAAGGTAACGCTGGAAATTGCCAATAAGTTCAAGTCGTTGCCTGACGGCGCTGCCAAAAGCGCCCTGGCTGTAAACCTATTTGGTCGCGCAGGCGCTGAGCTGATCCCTCTGCTTAATTTGGGCGGCGATGCTATCGACAAGTTGTCGGTCAAGCTGACCACAGCCTTTGCTCAGAAAGCGGACGCCTATAGCGACAAGCTGGCAGTGCTAAGTGGCAAGGTCGGTGCGTTAGGTGCTGATCTGTTGATTGCCCTGCTGCCTGCGCTTGATGCGGTGACTGATGCAGTGACGGCTGGAGTGACTGCTTTTAATTCATTGCCTGATGCAATCAAGGGTTTGGCGGTAGGCGGCGCCATCTTGGCCATTGCTTGGGGCCCAATCACCGGCATCGTCAGTGGCGCAAACCTTGCATTCTTAGCCGGTAAAGCAGCGATCGAAGGGTTGCGGGTGCAGCTTGCCTTGGCTGCATTGGAAGAGATCCCCGCCATTAGCGCTGCGATCCTGGCAATCCCTGGTTGGGGTTGGGCTCTGGCTGGCGTCACTGCATTGGCAGCATTGAGCACTGCGCTCTATCTCAACAACAAAGACTTTAAGAATTGGGTTGACAACGTTGTTGTGATCGTTCAGAACGATTTCAGCAATGCAATGTCTCAGATTGCAACCGATTCAAAAACGGCATTTGAGGCAGTTAAAGGCGCCTTGGGATCTATTAAATCTGTTGGGGTTCAAGCGGCCAGCAGTCTATCCAGTGCGTTTGGCGGTGCATTTGGGCAGATTGCTCAACGTGCAAAGCAGGCTTTTGCATCGTTTGGTCAAACTATCGCCGCTTGGTGGAACTCACTCCCTGCACCAATTCGCAATCTGATTTCGGGTACAGGCGGCGCCGTGGCTAATGCCGTCAAGATGTTCCCTGGTGTTTACTCCACCGTGGTGGCATTTCAAGCCTTGGGCAAGGGGCCAGTTAAGAAGGCAAAGGGAAAGGGGAATGGGGATGGCAATGAGGATGGAGGTGGAGACCTTCCGGGCTTGACCGGCGGTGGTGGCGGAAAATCTTCAAATGGAGCCAAGGAGAAGAACGAGGCTGACCGCAAAAGGCTGGAGCTAGACGCTGCTCGCAATGCACTTGAAGCAGCCTATGTAAAAGATGTAAAACAGATCAATGATCTAAAGCGAATTGAAAATCAGTTCCAAGCCAATGGCAACACGCTCAAAGCATTGGAGGTGCAGAAAAGCGAGGCGATCCTTGAAGGCAAACTAACCGAGAAAAAGGTAACCGACGAACTGTTGCTCAAACTTAAAGAGAGTGCAGCTGATAAGGACCAGGCAAACCGCAAGCTGAAAGACCAAAACCTCATTCAATCTGCCGCCAATAAATTGGCCGATGAGGAAGAAAAGCTGAGGTCAAGGCTATTGGATATTGATCAGCAAATCACGGAAGAACGCAAGAAGCAAGGGCGTGAACAGCAAAAGGCTTTAGCTGATATTCGCAACCGAACCAAATACGCAGTAATTGGAGCCATTCAAGGCAGCGAGGCTGAATCCCGCCAACGCGAAATTGATGATTTCAAGCGGCGTATCAAGGATGCAAAAGAGCGCGGCAATGTTGATGAAGCCAGGCGCCTGCAAGAGCAGCTTGATTTGTTGATTGCGCAATTCAAGGAGTTGGACAGGCTCGCCAACAATGCAGCATTTGGCATCGCAAAGGGAATTCGCGGCTACCTAGAAGGGGTTGGCAGTCTGGCTGATAGCGTTGCCAGCGTCACGAAGAATGTATTCCAAGGCCTAGAAGACAAGCTGGTTGAATTTGTCACCACTGGCAAGGCCAGCTTTAAAGACTTTGCAAACGAGATCATCAAGCAGTTGATTCGGATCGCCATTCAGCAGGCAATCTTGAAACCCTTGCTGCAGGGCTTTGGGAGTTTGTTTGGTGGTTTGGCTGGCGGGGCCGCTGCTGCTGCTCCTTCACCTGCGGGAACCGTATTTGCCGCAAACGGAATGATTGCCGCAAACGGGATTCAACCTTTCGCAATGGGTGGTGTTGTCACCAGGCCCACGTTGTTCAAGTTCGCCAACGGCGGCACGATGCGCAACGGCTTGATGGGTGAAGCTGGGCCTGAGGCAATTATCCCACTGAAGCGTGCCGCTGATGGCAAGCTTGGTGTTGCTGGTGGCGGCAGTTCAACCACGATTAACGTAAGTGTGGACGCCAAAGGCAGCAGTGTTCAGGGTGACTCTGGCAAGAGCAATGAGTTGGGCAGGGTTGTCGCCGCTGCTGTACAGCAAGAGCTGATCAAACAAAAACGGCCAGGCGGAATCCTTGCCTCATAACTCATGAGCACCTTCACATACGTCCCGAGTTTCGAAGCCACCGAGAGCAGCAAGCCTCGCGTGCGTAAGTTCCAGGCAGGTGATGGCTATGAACAGCGCATCAGGTTTGGGCTACATACGGACCCGAAGGAATGGACGTTGACATTCGCAGAGCGGAGCGACACTGAGCGTGATGCCATCTTGGCGTTCTTGGAGGAGCGTGCTGGCGCAGAAAGTTTTGATTGGATACCACCGCGCGGGACGGCAGGTAAGTATGTGTGCGAAGAATGGCAGGTCACTATGCGCAACTACAACTTCAACACGATTCAGGCCACTTTCCGCGAAGTATTTGAGCCATGACCGTACCTGTCTCAGACCTTCAAGCCGTAGCACCTAGCGCGATCATCGAGCTGTTTGAACTCGCGCTTGATGCAACGTTGCATGGTTCATCGGACATCTGGCGATTCCATAACGGCACTAGTACGAATAACAGTGGAGAAGTGGTATGGAATGGTAATACATATATGCGCTACCCAGTGGAATGCGAAGGTTTCGAGTATACGGGCAAAGGAACATTACCCCAGCCCAAGCTGCGTATCTCCAACATCATGGGCACTGTCACTGCCTTGCTATTGACGGCTAACGCAACGACGCCCGGCAATGATTTGATTGGCGCGAAGCTCACACGTATTCGCACCCTTGCAAAGTATTTAGATGCTGCCAACTTTCCTGGTGACGTGAACCCAACGGCTGATCCTACGGTTGAATTTCCCCGTGAGGTTTATTTTCTATCGCAGAAGTCAGCCGAAAACCGCGACGTTGTTGAGTTCACCTGTAGCGCTAGTTTTGACTTGCAAGGCGTTAATGCACCCAAGCGGCAGTGCATCAGCAATATCTGCCAATGGACCTACAAGGGCACAGAATGCGGTTATAGCGAAGCCGCTTATTACGACGCCAATGACAACCCTGTAAACAGCAGCACCCTGGATGTTTGCGGCAAACGGCTCAGCAGTTGCAAGGCACGCTTCGGACCAATCAGCAGAACTGGATCGGTTACCAAAGCAAGCACCACAATGACCGTGGCATCCACAGCAGGTTTAACAGCAGGACAAGCAATTTATGGATTTGGTGTTGCGTCAGGCGCAACAATCAGCTCAATCACCAACAGCACCACGCTGGTGATGAGTGCAGCGGCGACAGGTTCAACCACGCAAACGCAATCTGCAACGCCATCAGCGACAGCAGCCAGCATGACCGTGACCACTGGTGCCAACTTATTGGTGGGCATGTCAGTATCTGGCAACTACATCCCTGATGGCACCACTATTAGTGCCATTTCCAGTAATACGGTGACGCTGAGTGCCAGACCATACAGCTTCATTCGTTCCGGGACCTATGACGTTCTTTTTGGTCCTGATGCAGTGAAGCTGTCAGACACATCCGGCATCACGGTTGGAATGCGAGTTTTTGGCTCGTTTGGAATCAATACAACCGTATATTCCGTCACTGCCAACACGCGCATCTTATTGACGACTTCGCCACCTACACCAACTGACGGTGCTCCTGTGACGTTGTATTTCATGCCGGCATCGCCATCTGCGGCAACCTATTCGTTTACTGCATCGACTGCCATGACGTTCCGCACAACGGACGGCATTTTGCCCTACGGCAGTTTCCCGGCGGTTGGCTTGTACCTGACATGACCTGGAAAGCTGCTGCACTTGCCCATGCCATCGCTGAGGCGCCAAATGAAGCCTGCGGTTTACTCGTACGCAAAGGCCGCAAACGCACCTATTGGCCGTGCCGCAATATCGCGCCAAGCCCCACCGAGACGTTCATCATCGAACCCGAGGATTGGGCAGAAGCCGAAGATAGTGCCGATGAAATTCTGGCCGTCGTGCATAGCCACCCCGGTGGAGTGCCAGATCCAAGTGGAGCCGATCAAGAATCGTGCACGCTATCCGAGTTGCCCTGGCACATTGTTGTGCCGGACACCGCCACCTGGGGCGGCTGTTCACCATTAAAATGCTGAGGATGGAGGACTTATCATGCTGCGCGAGATAAGGCTCTACGGCAAGTTGGCAAAGTTCATCGGGCAGCGTGTGCTCCATGCTGACGTGGCTTCAGCAGCAGAGGCAGTGCGGTTTTTGCTCGCCAATTGGCCAGATGTAGAGCAACACATGGCTTCGCAGCACTACAAGGTTTGCGTTGGTGACGTTGCCCTGGATGAAAACGAATTGGTGTATCCAATTGGCCAGCAAGTGATCAAGATCATTCCCGTAGTGGCGGGCGCTAGTTTGTTGGGCACAATCGGCAAAATATTACTTGGAATTGCAATGATTGCAGCTGTTATTTTTATTCCTGGCGCTGCTGCATGGTTAGGACCAACAGCCACATCAATAATTACTGGAGTTGGCGTCAGCTTGGTCCTTGGCGGTGTCGCCAGCCTGCTGACGCCAACTCCCAAATCAGGCAATAACGACGATCCCCGCAAGTCATATAGCTTCAGCGGCATCCAAAACACATCACGTCAAGGTGTGCCGTGTCCAATCGTTTTCGGTGAAACCATCGTGGGCAGCGTGGTGGTCAGCGCTGGCATTGACGTTGTGCAGGTGACAGCATAATGACAACCCAATTAAATAGCAATTCATTTGCCACCCTTCTTGACCTGATCTCAGAAGGCGAAATTCAAGGACTGAAAAACGGCAAAAAATCTATCTACTTAAATAACGTTGAGTTACTTAATAAAAATGCTACGCTAAAAAAAGGAACTTATAGCCAAGCAAGCGGCACAATCACTGTTACACTAACCAGTCACGGTTACGCCGTTGATGATTCGCTTGTCCTGGATATCACCAGTGGAACTGCAACTTCCGATACTTACAAAATCAAAACCGTTCCAAATGCCAATACTTTTACCGTTGCCGCCAAAGACAAAACCACAAGTAGTGGGAACGTAACGGTTTCCAAAAGCTCAGACTACAACTTCCAAAACGTTACAGTTGCCACCCGTAACGGCACCAACAATCAGTCGTATATTCGTGGTACCAATGAAATCAGCAATGAAGTTAGCGTTGGTGTCAAAGTATTAAAAGACAGTCCAGTTGTCCGCACAATTACGGATCAAACAACCAATTCCGTTCGTGTTACGCTTGGTTTTCCTAGGCTGCAAAAATACAATAATGATGGCGGAATAGGTGGTAGCACTGTTCAAGTGCAAATTGATGTTCAATATGACGGCACTGGATTTTCAAACGTTATTGATGATACTGTAACCGGCAGGTCTGACGACAATTATCAAAAAGATTACATCGTCAACTTGAACGGTGCTTTTCCCGTTGATATTCGCGTTACTAGGGTTACGGAAGATAGCACAAGCCCCAAAGTCATCAACGAGTTTAACTGGACGAGCTACACCGAAATTACTTACGCGAAATTAAAATACGGCAACAGCGCACTAGTATCCCTACGTTTTTCCGCCGAGCAATTCTCCAGCATTCCACAACGTTCCTATTGGATCCGTGGTATCAAGGTTGCTATTCCTAGCAACGCTACGGTTGACGACACCACTGGTGCGCTGATTTACAGCGGGGCATGGGATGGAACATTTGCAGCAACCAAGCAATGGACCTCTGACCCTGCCTGGTGCTTGTGGGCATTGCTCACCAATACTCGCTATGGGTTTGGCAACTATCTCAACACAGCGTTGCTGGACAAATGGGCATTTTTCCAGGCTTCTCAGTACGCCTCAGCTCTGAACACCTACACCAGCTCGGCTGAAATTGCTGAACGAGCGGCACGTGGTCTTTCACCTCGTACTGGTACTACCAACGATTACAACGCCACCACGGGCAAACATGGCGTTCCTGATGGCTTTGGAAACTATGAGCCGCGCTTCTCCTGCAACGTCAACATCCAGACGCAGGAAGAAGCGTACACATTGATCAACAACCTTTGCTCAGTCCTGCGAGCAATGCCTTTTTGGTCTACGGGCAGCCTCACCGTTACACAAGACAAGCCAGCAGCCAGCAGCTATTTATTTACGCTGGCCAACGTCAGTGAAGAAGGTTTCTCATACTCGGGCAGTAGCCAGAAATCACGCGCCACGGTGGCTGTCGTTAGTTACTTCGACATGACCATGCGCGATGTGGCGTATGAATATGTGGAGGATCAAGCAGCAATTGCTAAGTATGGCGTCAACACCAAAAAGATGGAGGCTTTTGCCTGCACATCACGCGGGCAGGCGCACCGTCTTGGCAAGTGGCTTCTGTATGCCGAGGGACGCGAAACCGAAGTTGTCGTTTTCACAGCAAGCATCGACAGTGGCGTCATTGTGCGCCCTGGTCAGATCATTGATATTGCCGATCCGGTGCGTTCTGGCAGCCGCCGTGGTGGCCGCATCAGCTCAGCAACAACCACCGTCATCACGGTCGATGATGTCACCGGATTGACCACAGCCAACAGCCCCACGCTGTCAGTGATCCTGTCTGATGGCACCGTCGAAACGAAATCAGTATCAGGCATCAGCGGTAATGCCATCACGGTATCCAGCGCATTCAGCGCGGCACCAAACAACAACAGCGTCTGGGTCTTCCAAAGCACCGACATTCAAACATCTCAATGGCGCGTGTTGAGCGTTACTGAACAAGATGGTTGCAATTATGTTATCAACGCTCTTACTTATAACTCAAGTAAATACGATTATGTCGAATACAATTTTGCCCTTACAACACGCGACGTTAGCAATCTGAACGAACGTCCAGCAACGCCGACAAACATTTCATTCACTGAATCGCTCTACACCTACCAATCAACGGTCAAGTCTAAAATCATCATTGGTTGGATTCCTGTTGTAGGTGTCAATCAGTATCAGATCAAATGGCGCAAGGATTCTGGCAACTGGTCTGTTGATACTTCGCAGGGCGCAGACTACGAAATCTTTGACACTACGCCAGGATTATATGAGCTTGAAATTTACTCAGTAAGTGCCACTAACCTGTTGTCACTGGTGGCGTTGACGGGTTCGATTCAAGCACTGGGCAAGACCGCACCACCAAGTGATGTGCCGGCGCTTTATGCCACGCTAGATCCTGATGTGGGGGTCACGCTCAGCTGGGATCCAATTGGAGACCTCGATCTACAGGGCTACGAAATCTGGCAAGGTAGTGCCTGGGGCAGCGGCACCAAGCTCGGAGTGTTTGCGGCCACCAGCAAAAAGCTCGGCCTGTTACCAGCTGGCACCACCACATGGTGGATCAAGGCATTTGATACCAGCGGCTCCTACAGCACCACGGCCACCAGCGCATCGATCACGATCACCGCAGCGGCGGCACCAACTACCGGCGGATCATTTAGTAATGACAGTCTGATCCTGAAATGGACGGCGGTGGCTGGCAGCTTGAGCACGGCTTACTACGAAGTGCGCTACGGCACCGTCTCAGATACGTGGGCAACCGCAACAGCGCTTGGCACAGTTCTTGGCACGACATTGACAATTAAAGGCGCCTGGGTTGGCACGCGCCGGTTCTTTGTTGCGGCGGTGGACCTCAAGGGCAATTACGGCGCCAGCGCCACCTATGACGCGGTGATTACGGCACCATCGCAGCCGACCGTGACACAACAGGTCAT